GTGGCGATGTTCTGTACAAGCCAACCAACATCATGTCGGGTGGTACTGCCACGCCCAAGCTAGTCATCAAGAAAGATCCGCACGCCGAGGTGTTGGATAGGATCAAGACGATTGCTGAGTCAAACAAGCAACGCTATCTCACCCATTACAATTGGGACCCAGCCGATATGTACGAGGAGAGTCCAGTAAGGCTAGGCGATCCGGCGCAGGACTATCACTTGTTTCTCTCGATGTTTAATGTCGCTGACAATATCTGGATCGGTGATGTCAAGGATAGTGGCAGGCATCCGCAGAACTTTAGGTCGGCTTGGGATTGGAAGAAGTTGGACGAGCCGATTGGGCAGTTTACTACTGGCGCGACTTACAAGCTGGATACGGTTAGCCGATCCAATGACACCGTTGAGCATAGGGTGTTCTTGGTTGTCGAGTCGGATGTGTTAACCAAGCCAGAGATGGGCGCGGTGTTCCAACTGATGCGCGATTTATTCAGCATGAAGCTACACGCCGTTGTGGATACTGGCGGAAAGAGCTTGCATGGTTGGTTTGAGATGCCACCAAAGAATGAATGGGTGGATCAGTTAAAAGCTTTTCTTATTCCGTTGGGATGCGATCCTGCAACATTCAAACCCAGTCAACCCGTTAGGATTCCTGGGGCAAAAAGAAACGACAAGATGCAAAGCCTGCTTTGGTTTTGCAAAGGAGGAAAATGATTGAACCAGCCGTAGCACTTGGTATCAAGCCGAAGACGGATGAGTGGCCGCCGATTAAATCTTATGCACAACTTATTAAGGAAGACTTACCCGCACCAGAGACACTAATTGAGGGAATGTTGCATAGAGGCGGGAAGATGTTGCTGGGTGGAGGAAGCAAGGCGTTTAAGAGTTGGAGCTTGATTGACCTAGCTTTATCGCTACACGCTGGCGTGCCTTGGTGGGGGCAACAGTGCAAGATGTCGCGGGTGTTGTTTATCAATTTCGAGATCCAAGAATGGAGCTTTCGCAATCGGTTGGCTGATGTTGTCAAGGCAAAGGGGCTGGAAGACAAGGCCGATGACTTTGATACATGGACGCTCCGAGGCCACGCTGCCGACTTAACTCTCATCCGCCCTATGATCGAGAAGCAGATTGAAGGCAAGGGTTACCAAGCGATCATCCTCGACCCAAACTATATGCTGATGGGGGAGAGGGATGAGAACAGCGCAGGGGATATGTCAAGCCTGATGAACGAGTTTGAATACCTAGCGACCCGCCACAATCTGTCGATCATCCTATCCCACCACTTCAGCAAGGGCAACAAGAGTGGATCGGAGTCGATTGATAGGTTTAGTGGTAGCGGGGTGTTCGCCCGCAATCCAGACAGCTTGGTGGTACTCACCCCACACGAAGAGGATGAGCGCACCTTTACTTGTGAGGTCACGCTACGCAACTTCAGCCCCATGGATGCCTTCGTTGTCCAGTGGTCTTACCCGCTGTTCCGCCAGAACTTTAACCTCAACCCAGATAAGCTAAAGAAACCAGGCGCACACAAGGCGGTTGACGATAAAAAGTTCCTAACCGAGATGGGGTCAAAGGAGTGGCAGGCGGGTGATTTATGCCGCCATATCATCGAAAAGCTGGAAGTATCAGAATCTACCTTTTATCGCTATCTTAAACGCCTTCACAAGGCTAAGAAGATACTGTCTGACAATGGCTTGTATACTGCCAATCAGACTACTTTCTAATCTACTTTCAAGTTACTATCATTTATAGAGCAGTCAGACTCCTTATAATAATAAGGAATATTACGCGAAGGAAAGTAGGGGGAAGGACTCCTTAGTCCGTCCTCCCCCCATACCACTACGTTCTTTCCGTAGCGTGTTCGGGTAATCAAAACAAAGAACGAAAGCTGGGCTGGGTTGGGCTGGGTTGGGCTGGCTCAGACATCCTCACACCTGCCAAAGAACGAAGTTGGTTATCAGGTGGGGGATGTGATACAATCGTGAAATGAACAAATCTAAACCAGGTCTATACGCCAACATTAACGCCAGACGCAAGGCTGGCACTAGCCGTCCTAAATCTAAAAGCACCATCAGCCCCCGCACTTGGCGGATGATGAAGGCTAAGAAAGGCGGTTTTGCAGAGTGATCGGGAGCAACTGAAGGCGAGCCATAAGTTTATCGGCCTACTTCAGAGAGAGAATGCCCAGCTACACGGTGTACTGAGGCTGCTAGGGCAACTTGTAGACGATATGAATGCCAATTGCTCCTATGAGGTCTTCGAGGCACAGTGGAATGGGCTGACAGAGCAAGTAAAGAGGCTGTCAGGCTTTTTTGAGAGCCACCAGAAGGCACTACAATCGCTTCAGGACTCGATTCCTGATGACTTTGACACTGATGAGGTAGATGATGACATACAATAGCCTTGGTTATTTTTGGTATGTTTATAAAACAACATGCGGTATTAGCGGAAAGGTTTATGTTGGGGTCCACAAGGCCCAAAAAATACCAAACAATTACATAGGCTGTGGAGTTGCTTCTGATGTTACAGCAAAAACAAGAGCATTAAAGATTAAATCACCATTCGTACAGGCGGTTGCAAAGCACGGATATAAAAATTTTAACAAAGAAATATTAAAAACATTTGATAATGCAGATGATGCCTATAATATGGAAGCTCAAATTGTAAATGAAGAGTGGATAAAGTCTGGAAATTCCTACAATGTTGCCCTAGGTGGCCGAAAAGCTGGCAAACCCAGCAAATACTCTCATTTATTTGCAAAATGGAAAAGCCTGTATGAATCTGGGATGACCATGAAAGAAATAGCTAGAATGACTGGACTCAGTAGCCATGCCACAATTAGTATAAATTTAGACAATATCGTTACAAAAAGAAAAAAATACCTTATTGCAAACAAGGCAAGAGAAATGAAATTATTTTGTATTGAGCTTGGTAAGCACTACAATTCGCAAAAAGATTTTTTGCTCGAAACATTTGGAGACTGTAGATCAGTCGGGAATTTGTCTGTTGCAATAAAGAATAGACTCAAGTTTAGAGGTCTAACCGTGGTAAGAGCATAATGAAAGAATTGCCCTGCAATCGGCCAGTTAGAACACCAAGAGAAGCGAAGAAATTTCGCGTACGCGCGTGCCAAGGTGGTGAGAGCAAGACAATCCGCTACGGAGACCCCAAGATGACCATCAAGAAGAGTAACCCAGCCCGCAGGCGCAGCTTCAGAGCTAGGCATGGGTGTGACAGCAACCCTCCTAGCAAGCTGACAGCACGATACTGGTCGTGCAAGAACTGGTAATATGCCAAAGGTAGCCAAAAAAACACGCCACAATGCCACGCAATCGCTCAAGGATGCCCCTAGAAAGCGTCTTGCGGCACGATCTGATGCCCGAGACCTTCCAGTGGTCAAATTTAAGGTTGAGGAGCTAGGAAACAAAGCCTGCTGTTGCCGTATCGGACGCTAGACTGCCGTTTATATAGCCCTTATAGACCCCTTATAGGGCTATTCTACACACCCCTTATAGGGCTATCGCTCCCGCGAAAGGCTACGCTACCGTTTGGATGCCTGCGCTTCCGTTTGACGCTCCCGCCGAAACTTATCCCAACGCTCCCGCTGAGACTTGCCAACCTTGGCATAATGCTCCCGCGAAAGCTTGCGTGCCTTGCAAGATCCTTTGACGCTCCCGCCTTTCTTACCTAGGCGCGAAAGGTATGCTTTAATAATTTCTTCTTCTGTCATGTTTTTATTTGCTCCTTATAGGTTGTGCTGCCGTTTGTAAAGACGGAATGCCTGCGCTGCCGTTTATAGGCAAGCGCGAAAAGCCGTTGGGGTTTGAACCCTTGGCGGGCTTGTTATCTTGTCTTTATTTCCTCCGCGACAATCTTGTTAATCAGTTTTAGGGAATACTCTCCCCATTGCTCCATAGCTATCTGTACCGCCTTCTTATAGGATACGCCCTCTTTCTTTGCCATCTTCCTAAGATAACTTTCAGTAATTCCAACCTCATATAATTGCTTTGGGTGTGTCATATATTTTATTGGCGCAGGGTTAGATAATAACTAGGTGCTTATCCATCCAAGCTCTCGATATTCCGCGAGCCTCAAGCCCATCCTTTAACGCTTTTTTGAATTGCCTAGTCTTAACCTCCTCGAATGTCCACGGCCTATCAGTGCGAATCTTCTTACCAAACTTAACGCGAAAGTGTTCGCCGTTTTCGTCTGTCCAAGTTTCGCCATAATAGTATTTTCCAATGTCTTCTCGCCGTCCCGCTAGATACGTTGCCTTGATTCTTCTTTTCATTTTCACATCCTCTTTCTTTCTTTCATTCGCGCAATCAATTAAGACTGCGCTGCCGTTTGGAGTGGGTAAACCTAGCGGTTTAATCCATCCTTTGCTTTCCCCGTGCTAAAGGAAAAGACAAGGCGGGACTATTTGCGTTTACGTGGCCATACCATAACTACAAACAAGGCCAGGAGGATGCCATGCAGCATCCCAAGTGAATAGAGTTGTGCGCTCATCTCCACTTGTCCTTCACAATGATTGCCCCATCTAATCCTTCCTGTTTGGTCCATCGCATCGCGCCATCATATGATGAAAAGCGCGCTTGATACCTTCCCGTGCAATCTATGACTATGAAGCATTGATTCATACACTTCCCTCCTTTATGTTTATATTGATACCCAAGCTTTCAAATATAGTCTCGTATGCTTCCTGCTTGCATGTCGCTTCAAATTGTAGGCAAGGCATGCCGCCGCCATATTGATCCTTATTGTCAAAAACTTCGACGAGGTAAGTTTTCAAGCTTTCTCCTTTCCCATGATGAAGTCATGTGCTGCCTGTGCCTTGGCGGCTGCATAGAATATCATCTTGGGATCATTTTTGAGGACCTTTGACCAATTTTGACAATAGGCCACAGCGTTTTCCTCAACCTCCTCACGATTGATTCCTGAAGACTGGCAAAGGAATTGCGCACCAATCTCAGCGACTAATTCTTCCTTGGCATACTTTTCGCTGCCAAAGTTTCCGCCAAGATCGCGTTCTAGTCGCGACTCGTGGCCTGTTGCATGCGTCAACTCATGAAACATGGTGTCATAGTATGCGCTCGCGCTTGTCCAATGCGCTGTTTTTGGCGGCATGTTCACAATATCTTGGCTAGGGATATAGCAAGCGCGCGAACCGTCCACTATCTTAGGCGCGCGCGGCATGCGCTTAACTATCTCATCAGCTTCTATGATTTGCGCTACTGGTGCGGCGGCTTCCTCTCGCGCGGGCATGCCATCGCATTGTGACGCATTAAACACGGTATAGTGCTTCATGAAGCGAAAAGTTTTCGCCTTTTCGCCGCCCGTGCTTTCTCCTCCCTCACTCTCTCCACTCTTTTTAATCGTAGAGTAAAATATGACAGGCCAACCCTTTTCACCCTTCTTAACTTGCGCGCCAAGTGCGGCGGCTTGTTTGTAAGTTAAGAAGCGCGGATCGGGGTAGTGACTCGCCAAGTTTAACACCAGCGCGTTCACTCCCCTATATTCGCTGCCGCTGATTGCATTATGTGCGGCAACACTGCGCCAAGGCTTGCGCCAAGGTATCTCGCCTTTGCCCAATGCTTCCACGATCTTTTCTACGATTCTGTTTGTATCTTCTGTTTTCATGTTGTGTATTTTCCTTTTCTTTTTTGTTTAGTTTTTGCCAAAATATCCCATCGCCATGAATAGAGCGCAAGGCGAGAGGAATAGGATTGCCAGTGCAAGGTCAATCATTTTGCAACCTCTTCACCCTGGAAAGCTCGCTTATTCTTTTCTATGATGTCGGCGAGTATGCCTTTCGACTCTTCCGTCTCTTGCCAATATGCGTGCTTCCGAAGCTCGTCGTTGTTCAATCGTTTCCAGTTCTTCTTCCCGTCTTTGGATTGTTCTATAACTACTGCTTCATAATCAAACCAAACTTTATATGTCCCGTTGTCATAGTTTTCGCAGTCCAAGCGTTTGAGGACTCCAACTCCAACGCTTAGAGTTCCCCCAAAGAAGTTTCCGATGATCTGCGCAAGCCTTGCGGTTGCGTAGGTTTCATCATGGAGACGCACGCCGAAGTGTTTGGCTGCCTCAGCAAATGCCAAGACCGATTCCGCACCGCCATTCCAGTGGAGATATATTCCAACCGAGTTTTGTGTTGGTTTCTTTGATAGTGTGATTACTGCTCTATTTCCCATATTATGTTTCCTTTCTTTTCTTTTATGCCTTGGAAGTTCCTAGCGGATTCTCCCTCGACAAGTAGCAACCTATACCAGCCGATTGTATTAGTCAAACTTTATTTTCAGATATTTTATAGTAAGGTAGGGCATGGATGAAATCAGCGCACCTCCAAGCGCACCGATAGAAAAGGCGAAGAATGGGCGCGATATATTTACGGACAAAATCGCAGATGAGATAGTGGCAGCTTGTGGGAGTGGGTTCACACTCGAAAAGGCGGGCGCACTTGTGGGCGTTAATCCTTCCACGATTCGAACGTGGGCGCAGAGGAAGCCCGATTTCGCTAGGAGAGTGGAGACATCTAGAAAAAAGCACGAGCTTTCCCTCCTTCGAGACATAGAGCTTGCAGGGGCAAAATCATGGCAGGCAAAGGCATGGATGGCGGAACGTATTTATAATCATGCAGTTCCATCCGCTAGGCTACAAGTTTCCCAAGATGTCACCCATGGCCTATCCTCAAACCTTGCCTCCCTGCTCGCGGGGATTGCGGGGAGGAAGAAAATCACAGCGGACAATAAAACGGCAGGGCTGGAAAATCGTAGCAAGTATATTGATGTTCAACCGATTGCACAAGATGATAAAATTGATAAGTCGCACACTAAGATATTGTATCAAATACCACAAGTAGTTGATGCACAACATCTACAAAACAAAACTTTGCTTAAGGTCAAACATAAGCCAATGAGACGAAGGAAGCCAAGGGCAGAGTCTCTGGCCAAGTATCCGCCCACCACCACGCCCCCTGCCAGCCCCCCAGCCCCCGTTTAATACGCATATACCCCCCCAAATTATTGTGGCTCAAAACAAAAAGAGGTCTTAAACATCACCTATGCCAAAGCCTCCAAAACGCAGTCAAGAAGAGATATTGGAAGACCTTGCTAAACCAGCCGCATTCGCCGCTAACGTATTGGGCATCAATCTTTATGACTGGCAAAGAAAGGTGTTACGCGATTTAGAGCC